CGATGGCGAGGTCATCTGGGTCGAGGATGTGAATCAGTCGTTCAAGGAATTGGGCTTCGGCGCTCCTCCACCCGATCAGATCGGCATCGAAAAAGACGCTCGTGGCTACGAAGAGCAGTCGATGGGCGTAAGTCAGATGGCGATGGGCGGCGGGAAGAAGGTCACCGCCACCCAGGCCAGCCTGGAGGCCAGCTATGGCCAGCTCAACCGGGAGTGGATGCAAGACAAGGTCGCCGTGGTCTTTGAGACGGTGGTGCGCAACACCCTGCGCATGATGGCCGACGCCAGGTATCTGCCCGAAGAGTTTCTGATCAACGTGGCAAAGGACGAGGCCGACCCGGTCTATGAGGCGGTGACGACCGACATGCTGCGGGTGCGTTACTCCGTAGACATCGAAACGGGATCGATGAGCCCGCTGACGGAGCAGCTAGAGCGCGAGGATGCGCTGGCGCTCTTCAACTACACGATACAACTGCCCGAGATCGACCGGCGCGAGGCCATCAACGGACTGCTTAAGGCGTTTAAAGTGGCCGACCCCGACAAGTACTTCAAGCCGGGCATGGATGCCGACGTGATCAAGCTGGCCAGCATGGAGAACCTGCTGTATTTGCTCAAGGGAGCGGCCGTAAACGTCAGCCCCGACGAAAACCACGAGGTGCATCTGCAGATCCACAGCCAGATCGGTCAGATGCCCGAATTCCAGCAGCTTTTACCCGCTCAGCAGCAGGCGGTGATGCAGATCGCCCAGCAGCACATGGCCCAGCATCAGCAATTTTTGCAGCAGATGGCGCAGGGCCAGGCTCCCGGCGCAGGTGGGGCCCCTGGTGGGGGCGGCGACATCGGCTCGGTGCGGGAACGAGCAGGCACCGAAGGCAACATCGTCTCGCTGGTGCGCTCAAACGCGCAAGAGGTCAGCCAGGAGCTGCAGCGGGCCCCGGGACAAGGATAAGCCATGGTATTTCACGATTACGAATGCTCGACGTGCGGCCACCTCCACAAGGACGTATTTACCCGCCGCCGCGAAGACATCAAAAAGCGCATCGACTGCGAAAAGTGCGGTCGTAACGCGCCGATGGTCTTTAATACCGTCAACCGCATTCATAACGACCATTCCAGCATGTATGGCAAGTTCCATCCAGGCTTTGGCGAGGTCGTCAACAGTTATAGCCACAAGCAAGAGCTACTTAGGAAATACAACGTCACCGAGTCGTCCGATCCCGTAGGTGGGAGTCGTGAGCATCGGCCGGGTGACCTTTTCGACAAGAAACCCAAGCTCGACGGGCTACAGCCTGGCTTCGGTGACACGCCGCAGGCCGCTATAGCCGCTGCCGAGCGATTACGCACGGAGGATTGACGTGACTGAGGCCGTGATCGACGTAGGCTCCTCTAACGGTGCCGAGGCACCCGATGCTGGCGCATCCGCTAACGAAACTACCAGCGATACGCTGCTGTTTCCCGATGCGGATGCTACCCAGGAATCGGCCCCTGAGCCCGAAGCGGGACACTCTGCGAAAGCAACCGACTCAGTAGCAGACGACAGCAAAGTTGACCTTTTACGCACCCCGGTCGATGAGCTGCCAGAAAACCTGCGCCCTTTGGCCCCACTGGCCAAAAACCTGCAAGCCGACTATACCCGGTCGCAACAGGATCTGCGGGAGCGCGAGGCGCAGCTTGCCCAGCGCGAACAGCAGATACAAACCCAGAACCAGCAGGCCCAGCAGCACCAGCAGCAATGGGCCGACCGGCTGCAGCAGGCCGTTATACCCGACACAGACCCGATCCAGCAGATGCGGGCCTCACTGACGGCTGATGAGAATCAAGCCATCGATACTGTGCAGGCCATCGTCCAGCATCAGGTGGGGGCTCACCTCCAACAGATGCAAGGCCAGATCGACACGCTGCGTCAGGAAAACGACTCGCTGAAGTCAGGATATAGCGGCGTCCATAACTATATGACCGAGCAAGCCCAGGTGAAGACGCGCCAGGACGTGCAGCAGGCCATAGATCGTTATGGAGAGGATGTGCGGCGGTATGGACAGCAAATATTGCACATGCTCAAATCAGACGCCCCACCCAACCCGCGCACCGGTCGCAAGTACACCGTGATCGAAGCGTACGAGCAGGTGAGCGGCAGAACGCAGCAGGCCGCAGAGGCTCTGCGTAACGCCGACCAACAGGCTAAGCGCAGCAGCAAGCGCCGGGTGGCGGCGAACAGCTCAGTGGATAGTTCCGAGGACGCAGGGCCATTGAGTGAGACCGAGGTCATCAACCAGCTAAAAGCCCTCGGTTTCGAGTGAACCGTAAACATAAGAGCCACAGGAGTTTAAGTCATGGCATCTACTAGCACCACCGAGACCTGGAACGCCGCATGGACGCTTAGTCTTCGTGCGCACAGGAAGAGGTTGACCGATAATTTTTTCGATTCTTATCCCACGTTGGCCGCGATGCGCAAGGGCAATGCTTTGGAGGTAGAATCGGGGGGAAAAGAGATCAAGGAAGACCTCCTATATTCAGGAAATACAGCTACTTACTTCAGTTCTTACGACACGCTCAACACCGACTCGGTCGATGGCATCACGGCAGCGTTTTTTCCGTGGCGCTACTGCGCAGTGCCCGTCACGATCTCGCGCACCGAAGAGGTCGAAAACCAGAAGAGTGATGCGGCGATGAAGCTGCTGACGGCCAAGACCGAGCAGTCGGTTTTGACCCTGTCGGATCAGATCAACGCCAGCCTCTACTCGGCGCAGACCGGCAAGAGCCCGTTAGGGCTTCAAGATATTGTCGCTGACGCGCCCAGCTCGTCTCCGACGACCCTTGGTGGCATCACCATCAGCGGTAATAGCTGGTGGCAGAACAAAGCCAACAACGCCACCTCGGACACGTCCTTCAAGACCATTACGGGTACGGACTTCTACGAGGGCATGATCCGTATGTCTTCGACGTGGACCGACACCTCCGAAGGCGCGACCGAGCCGTCCCACATCTTCACGACCGCGGATTTGTACTCCGATTATGAAGAGATTTTTGAGGGCACCGGCTATGCGCGTCTTTCCACCAAAGACACCCCGGGTGTCGATGGTCGCCTGGCTACCTATCGCGGCATTCCCGTGCAGTATGATCGGGATTGCGGCTCGGGTCGGATGTATTTCCTCAACACGCAGTTCCTGAAGCTTAAGCTGATGCGCGGAATGGAGTTCCAGAACACCGAATTTATTCAGCCCGCAAACCAGCTTGCCAAAGTGGCCCATGTTGTTGTGGGGCTGCAACTTACGACGAATAACCGTCGTCGCCAGGGCGTCATCTACAACCTGACGGCCAGCTAAAATTCCGAGCCCCAAGCCAATGGGGCTTCAGAGCCTGCCCATAGGCAAAGGAGTAATAGAAAATGAGCAACTTTAGAAACCACAACTTCGGCAACAACCGCATTGGCGGTGGGGGCCTGGGTTCTAAGCAGGGCCAGGGGATCTACGAGGAGTCGTCCACGCCCAACTACGCCATTGGCGAAAAGTTGGAATTGGCCGATGGTCGCGTATTTCGCTATGGCTACACCGCTGCCGCCATCAATCGCGGCCTGCTCGTATCGCAAGATGTGAGCGCCACCGCGATTGTCGAAAGCGACGGCAAACTCACCGCCGCCTCTGCCGGGGCGACCGAGGTCACCTACACCGACTCGGGCACCGTAGGCAGTGCGACGTTGAACCAGTATGCCGGTGGCTATCTCCACACTACAGACGATGCGGGCGAGGGCTATCAGTATCGGATCAAGTCCAATACTGCTGCATCGTCCAACGCCATCACCTTCACGCTGTATGATGGGCTGGAAGTAGCCGTCACCACGGCCACCGACGTGGCTGTGACGGGTAGCCTGTGGTACAACGTCGTAGGTGCGACCGCTGGCACCGACTATATCATCGCAGGCGTTACGCCGATGACGTTTCAGGCCAACTACTACGGCTGGTTCCAGACGGCAGGGGTCGCTACGATCCTGTCCGATGGGGCCGTTGCCATAGGAGCAAACCTGACGCTCAGCGATGGCGTAGCGGGTGCCGTCCAGACCAAGGATGCAGAAA